TTATATCATCTGCTAATGGTGATATAACTGTAATGCCAAATGGCACAGGAGATATTAAATTCTGGGCTGGTGGCACAGGTGCTGCATTAACATATGTTGATGGTGCTGATGGTAAGTTAAAGTATAGCAATGTGTTTGCCACTACAGGAGATTTACCAGATAACACTGTGCATCATGGTATGTTTGCGTATGTGTCTGGTGACACTAAAGCAAGATTTGCAACATCAGGCGGTTGGGTAAACATAATAAGTGAGAGTAGTAGTATAGGTCTTCTTAGTGATGTTGACTTAACTGTAGGTGGTGGTGCATCTGATGGACAAGTATTGAAATGGGATGGCACTAATAGTTACTGGTATCCTGCCAATGATGAGACTGCAACAGGTGGTGGAGGTAGCACACAAAATTTATTTGAAACTGTAAACGCAGATAGTGGAGCAACCACAGCATCTGCTGCAACTGATACTTTAACTATTGCGGGTGGCACAAACATATCCACTTCAATAGCTGGTGACACAGTTACTATCAATATGACAGGGACACTAGGTGCTCCTGACCAAAATGTATTTACTACTATAGGGACAGATAATAATAGTAAGACTGCAAATAGTGCATCTACTTTAATTAATTTTGTAGGTGGCACTGGTATATCAACAGATGTTGCAGGAGATAATTTAACAATTACAAACTCCTCACCTAACGTTGTGCAAAATGCATTGCAATCTGTATCAGGTGACAGTGGAAGTTATACTGCTGTAGCTGCAACATCTGGTGTTGAGGTTTTGGGTGGTACTGGTGTTACAACTGCTTTGGTTTCTAATCAGCTAACGATAACAGCTGAGTTAGGCATGAAGATTGGACAGAATAAAAATGAAAATGGAAAAGTAATATTCTGTGATAACGGTACCTTTGAAAGAGTTGCTTCTTCTGGGATAGGATGGAATATTGGGGCAAATGGTTCTTCAGCATATACTTTCAATGGAGCTGGTGTTGCTACAACTGATGCCAACCCAACTCTCTATTTGTATAGAGGATTTACTTATAGATTTAATAATACAACAGGTGCATCACACCCATTTGAAATCAAAGTATCAGCAGGAGGAGCTTTAATTACTGATGGTGTAAGTGGTGATACCGAAGGAATTCAGTATTACACTGTGCCTATGGATTTGGCAGCAGGCACAACTTACAAATACCAATGTGGAGTTCCTTCACACGTCAACATGATAGGTGACTTAGTAATCGTATGACACGTACAGTTCCTGGCTCTGGTGCACAAATCGTCCCGATGTTTAACAGCGTCTACGGTGTTAGAGAGGTGTACGTTACTGCCAATGGAAGTGGATATGATTCAAATGACCCACCCAGACTTCGTATAGGAAACTGTGGCACACCTATTAGAGAGGCAGTGTTAAGACCAGTTATAGCAGGAGTTGCAGGAGAAATTATAGCAGTAGAGGTATTAGACCCAGGTGAGGGATATGACCCTTTACGTTTAAAGATTGAGGATGAAAATTCTAATGGATATGCTACTGGTAATGTATATTTAAAGGATGATGGTGCTATAGACTTTATCCAGATGACTGGATTTGGTGATAATTATTTTGATTCTACTGCAGTTATAGAAGGTGGTGGAGGTAGTGGTGCAGAATTAGTCCCTATCACAGGACTGCTAACAGGTTTATCAATTCAGCAGCAAGGTAGAAACTATACAGAAGAAGATGTAAATATTATTATTTCTGGTGGAGGTGGACAGGGTGCAACTGGTGTTGCTTCTGTAAACCAGTTTGGTGAGGTATCTTCTATATCTTTGACCAATGCAGGAGAATTCTTTGAGACACCACCACTCATACAAATCATAGGTGGTGGTGGAAGTGGTGCATCTGCTGCAGCATTTATTGACTTAGGTGTTATCACAAACATCGACCTTATATCAGGAGGTGGCGGATATCAGGGAACACCGAGTATTATCTTCACAAGAGACACTGACCTGATCCGTACTGCAAGAAATCGTCAATCTTTAAACAGTGTCCTATACAATCTGTCTGGTATACTTACAAACGTTGACTCGAATGACACAACTATCCACATAGAAACTACTGACCCATATCCAGGATCAGGTAAGTTTTTGGTTGGAAGAGAAGTTATTAGATATACAGGTAAAACTGCAACATCATTTACTGGATGTGATAGAGGTGTAAATTTCCGTTTTGACCAGAAGGTTACATTAGATAGTTTACAAGATGATGCAAATACAGGTATCACACAGTATGATTTCTCTGTTACTGATAAGGTAAGACGTGTTGTTGAATCATCTAATAACAGAGTTGCTATTGTATATGACTGGGATCCTACTACTAGGTCACTATATCTAACATTCCAAGTTGATGAATTAGCATTCATTGATGGTGGTAGGTCTAATGAGAAATCTCAAATCATAGCATTTGTAGGAGGCACATCTGGGTCTACTGGCACTGGTGTTCCTCCACATAACTTATTAGAATTAGAGGGAAATGATATTGTCACATTTACAGATCCCTTAGGATTAATTCTTAATAGAAAATTTGAAGATGATGATGAATTGGATGGAGCTGGTGATGGAATTATTGACCTTATTAATACTGGCACTGAATATGAAAACCAAATTAATCTAGATGGTGGCATCGCCTCGTCTAAATATGGTATTGAGGAAACATTAGGTGGACAAAACACCACTCTATTCCAAATTGGAGACCAGATATATGATGGTAATGCAACACCTCTAACCGCAACTATCCAAGCTGCGGGTGAATTGGGAGACGGTGATACTCATACATCAACCGCAACTATTATCATTACATATAACACTACTACCCTGTTTAACATAGGAGAGGTAGTAGAAGGATTAACATCAGGTTTAACTGCAACAACAACCACTCGTGTAACAGGTCCTAAATCAGGACAATTTACACTAACAGTTGAAAATATTGTAGATAATGACCCAACTTATAAGTTTACAGTCGGTGAAATCTTGAGAGGAAACTCCTCAGGAGCACAAGCCGACATCATTTCTGTTGAATATACAACGTTTATCAGAAATGAAGAAGACTAACCCCTATAAATATAAAGAAGGCAATCGCTAGACATGGCACTATTAACCGACCAATTTAGAATCTTTACTGCCGAACGTTTCAGAAGTGCACTTGAGGGTCCCGACCCAACACAGTCCGACCTCTTAGCTGGAGCTGACCGTGACCGTTTGTACGTATTCATTGGTCGTCCACAGACATGGGATAACGAAAATGCACCACCTGACCCAGTAGATTCTTTCCAAGAATTTTCCGACGACTATGCGGATATGATATCCCTTAAGAGGGTCTTGGCAAATGATACTATTCAAGTTATCAGACGTACTGACTGGATTCCCCCAGAGCAAACTACTGGTGGATTGGGTTATGTGTATGACATGTATAGACATGACTATAGTGCTACAAAGACTGCATCTTCTGGTGCAACTAAATTATATGATGCAGATTTCTATGTTGTAAACTCAAGTTATCAAGTATATAAGTGCATCTATAACGGTACATCACCTAGCGACCCTAACGGTAAACCTTCAACTGTTGAGCCTACAGGTACTTCTACATCTATCATCACAACTGCTGATGGTTATCGTTGGAAGTATATGTATACCATTCCAGTTGGACAGGTTTTGAAGTTTTTCTCTAACGAATATATGCCAGTGCTGTTTGATACAGCAGTTGTAGCAGATGCTATTGGTGGAGAAATTGATACAGTTATTATCGCTTCTTCTGGTAGTGGATATAATAACGGTACATACGAAAACGTCCCTATTAAAGGAGATGGTATTGGTGGTCGTGTATCACTCGTTGTTGATGGTGGTAGAATTGTATCTGCTACTGTAACATCTGGTGGTAGTGGATATACATTCGGTAAAGTAATTATCGATGAAGTTAATGGTATTGGAGCAGGTACAGGAACAGGCGGTAGTGTTGAAGTTGTTATTGCCCCAGTAGAAGGACATGGAGCATCCCCTGCAACTGAGTTAGGTGGATTCCGAGTCATGATTAATACCAAGTTTACATACGCTGAAGGTAGTGGTGACTTCCCAACTGATAACGACTATCGTCGTATTGGTTTGGTTATCAATCCTAACAAGTATGGCACAGAAGAATTAACTTCTGACCTTACATTATCAGCAACAAAGGCAGTTATCTTTTCACCAACCTTTACAGGTAACTTCCAGACTGACGAAATTATTACACAATCCAGAACTATTGGTGGTCAACAGGTGACTGCACGTGGTCGTGTAATATCATGGAATAACACAACTAAAGTGTTAAAATATTATCAAAATAGAATTGACGGTGTATTCCCAGAATTCACTGGAAATCTAATTGAGTTTGAAGGTGGAAACCCTGTTGTAGGTGCAACATCTGGTGCATCTGCTGACCCTGATATCAACTTCCCGATTGTATCAGGTGCTAGTACTAGAATCATAAACAACACAGAATATGATTTAGGTATGGCATTCACCAACGGCTATGCTAAACCCGAAGTTGAGCCTAACTCTGGTGAAGTTATCTACATAGATAACAGAGGAGCAATTACTCGTGCGGGTGACCAAATCGAGGATATAAAAATCGTAATCGAGTTCTAAGATGCCACAGAATACTAATCTGAATATTTCTCCTTATTTCGACGATTTCGATAAGGACAACAATTTTTACAGAGTCCTTTTCCGCCCAGGATATCCAATCCAAGCAAGAGAATTGACTACTATGCAGTCAATTCTGCAGAATCAAATGGAGTCCATAGGTCAGCACTTCTTCAAAGAAGGTGCTATGGTTATCCCAGGTCAGGTAGGATATGACCTTCAAGTGCAAGCAATTATATTACAGCAGTCTTTCTTAGGTGTTGACGTTGAGACATATAGGACACAGTTAAATGGACAAATAATTGAGGGTATCACCACTGGCATCAAGGCGAAAGTCCTCTATTCAATTCCATCAACTGAGTCATCTCGTGGGTATGTAACGTTATATGTCAAATATGTTGAGTCAGGTGACACCACTTCTGATACAACTCTTAAAACTTTCCAACCAAATGAGCAGTTATTAGCAGAGAATGAAATAACTTTCGGCACAACTTTGATTGAAGTTGGGTCACCATTCGGACAGTTGTTACCAGTTGAATCAAGTGCAGTGGCATCTGTTGCTTATATTAATTCTGGTGTATATTTTATTAGAGGACACTTTGTAGATATTCCATCTTCATATTTAATCCTTGACCAGTATACTAACACACCATCATATCGTGTTGGTTTGGAAGTTAGTGAATCTATTGTAACTCCAGAAGATGACCCTAATCTAAATGACAACGCTGCAGGCACATCTAACTATTCTGCCCCAGGTGGTCATAGATTTAGAATCAGGACAAGTCTTGTAAAGAAAGCAATAAACGATACTACAGATAAAAACTTTATTGAATTACTACGTCTTAATAATTCTAAGGTAGAGGAATTTGTTACTTCTACAGCATACTCTGAATTAGAGAAATCATTAGCACGTAGGACATATGAAGAATCAGGTGACTATGTAATTGATACATTTACTATTACACCTAGAGAAAATTTAGATGATGGTTTTAACAACGGTGTGTATCGTGCAGGGTCAACATCTGCAAATGGTAATTTAGCATCAGATGATTTAATGTCATTTGAGATATCCCCAGGTCGTGCTTACGTTAAAGGATATAGGACTGAGTTTTTAGTCCCAGAATTTGTAGATGCTCCTAAACCTAGAGATTTTGAATGTGTGCAGAATGGTATTATATCATTCCGTCTAGGTCAATTCATGAAAGTGTATGACATATATGGGTGGCCTGACCTAACTGGTGAAGGTGTTACTTCCGCATATCAAACATTAGAATTGTATGATGACTGGACACTAAACAATACATCTTCTATTGTTGGTAGACAGATTGGTAGATGTCGCACAATTCAGTTACAGGATGATAATGCGGGTATCTACGATATGTGGATATTTGATGCACAAATGTGGACAGGTATTAACTTTGCTGCAGGAAACAATGCAGTAGTTATTGGTGATGTATTAAAAGGTAGGACATCTAACGCTAGAGGTTTCGTTGCTGATGCAGGAAGTGGCACACATTGTTTTGTTGAGCAAGTATCAGGTGACTTTATTAACGGTGAAGTTATAGAAAGAGATGGTCGTGTTATAGGTACATTAGAAGCAGCACATTCATTTAACTTGACTGATGCAAGGACAGTTAGAGGTAGAAACGCAAGTAATGCAGTTACATTTGGTGCAAACTTATTACTAAATGACCAAGCAATTATTGAAGGTGTTAGTGTAACTATTGACCAAGCAGGAAATACAAATATTATAGGTAACAATACCAAGATGGCAGCAGACCTTCGCCCAGGTGATGTTGTTACACCTGTAAACTCCACAGGAGAAGGTGAAAGGACTCTAAGAATTGCAAGAGTAGATACATCTAGTGGTATCAATACAGTATCAACAAATGCTGCAACAGGACAGTCAAGTTATATCTTTGACTTTCAAACACAGACAGCATTACTAGAGACAGGATTAACTAAGGGTAGTATCACTGATGGTGACTACACCAATCTATTAAGAATGCGTCCTTTCGTATTCCAGAAAGACTACCAGAATGGTGAGATGACCATTGATACACCTCGCACATCGATGAAGTCAATCGCTGACGAATCATTCTTTGTGTTTAGGACATTTAATAATAAGACAGTTGTATCTGGTGGTGTTACTGTATCTCTACCAGAATCTGAGCAGTTTGCTACATTAGATAATGAAAATTATTTCCTAACAGTATTAGCAGAATCAGGGTCAGCATACTCCCCAGGTGATAACCTTGACATAGATGCATTAAATGATGCAGGCACATTGACAGTTACATTTGGTGCTGACAGACAGTCAGTTACTATTGACGGACTAGCAAATGTATCCACTGTTAAATTAACCGCGTTGGTATCTAAAAATATTGTTACCAAGAAAATTAAGACTGCTGCAAAAATGCGTGCACTTAAAGTTAGTCGCACACGTGTACAGCAAGACCAACAGAGATATGGTCTAGCATATGGTAACTTATATGGGTCACGTATTGAAGACGAAGAAATATCATTTGCACTGAATGACGTTTATAAAATTCAAGCAGTATACGAATCAGAGAATGATGCTGATGCTACAGCACCTTATCTTGTATTAACAGAATCTAGATTCTTTGACAATGGTAGTGTTGTTGTAGGTAAGACATCTGGTGCTCGTGGTAGAGTTATTCAGTTTATCAACTCCACATTAAGACTATACTTTGTTGCTCTTAATGAAATTCCATTCATCCCAGGTGAAACTATTGACGGTGTTGATGATGATAACGTTGTATTATCTGGTATTATTGATGACGCAGAAGGGTCTGTAACTAAAGGTAGTAAAGTTGTTACCAGTCAGTTTGAATTAGATGCAGGACAGAAAGCACATTATTATGATGTGTCTAAGATGACTAGACTACCACAGTTCACACCACCTATTAGAAAGATTCTTGTTATCTTTGATTACTTCGTCCATGAATCATCAGGTGATTATTTCAGTAACCAATCATATACTGGTATTACCTTCAAAGAGATTCCTAAATACAAACTGGATGGTTCTATTAACTTCCTAAGAGACCAAATTGACTTCCGCCCAGGTGTGGGTGAATTAGCGTCAGGTAGTGGTCTTATTACTGCACCTTATTATGTAAACTGTGCATCATTAGATTTCGCTGCGAGGACTTTTGATACCAGTGGTGGCTCGGGAGGGTCTACTATATTTGACATACCCAAAGTTAATAGCGAATTTAGATGCGACTATTGTTACTACTTACCTAGAGCAGATAAGTTATTCTTAACTCACGATAACCAATTAAAAATTGTCAAAGGTGTATCTTCGGAAGACCTTCCACCTCCTGACAACATTGACAACGCTATGTTGTTAGCACAAATTGAATATCGTCCATACGTTTATGATGTAGAAAGAGACATTTTAATCAACCCTGAGATTATTCGTCGTTATACGATGAAGGATATTGGTGACATTGAAACAAGATTGTCACATGTTGAGTACTATACGTCTCTAACTATGCTAGAATCGCAGGCAGAGAACACTAAATCTTATGACGATAATGGATTTGATAGACTTAAGAATGGATACATTGTTGATGACTTTACAGACCATACTATTGGTGACGTCCTTAATGTTGACTATAAATGCAGCATGGACTTTAGCCAAGGTCATTTACGTCCTTCTCATTATACAACCAATGTCCCGCTCGAATTAAACTTAGCAGACTCAACCAATGTAATTAAAACTCAGGGTAACATGGTTATGTTACCTTACGTTGATGCTCCTATTGTTACACAACCATATGCATCTAGAGTAGAGAATGTAAACCCATTCAACGTGTTTACTTTCATTGGTCGTATTGACTTAACTCCTGCATCTGATGACTGGATTGACATCGAGCGTAAACCCGCAAGAATTGAAAACGTAGAAGGTGACTTCTCTGCTGTAGCAAGAGATTTACAGGTTGACCAAAACGGTTTTGCTCCTATTCAGTGGGGTGGTTGGAGAACCAACTGGACTGGTGAATCATTAATTTCTAGCACTAGATTTAGAAATAGGTCTGGTAGTTTCTCAGCTGGTGGTCGTAGACTTGGTAGATTAGGTCACGGACAGGGAAGACAACCACTATTCGTACATGAAAGAAGGACTTGGAGGGTTGTTAATAACCAAGCAAGACAAGGTATCAGGACACGTATTATACCGAAGATTGAAAGAAAATCACTTGGTGATACAATATTATCACAATCAGTAGTACCTTGGATTCGCTCAAGAAATATTGGATTTAACGTTGACAGACTAAAACCACGCACAAGAATGTATGCATTCTTCGATGGTGTGGATGTTACTGGTTACATGTTACCTAAGGTCATTGAGATTACTAAGTCATCTACACAAGACCCTAATACAAACGAAACACCTTTCGTTGTTGGTGAGACAGTTATTGGTCAAACATCTAAGTGTCAATTAAAAGTTGCTCCTGCAAATGATGGATTAAAGACTGACCCATACGGTGTCGGACAAGCAGGATTAGCAGAGTCATATGCATCACAAACTAACTTCTTGAATATTGATATCACTGCAATGGCAGAAAGTGTCAATCCAAACTTCTTTGGTAACGCTAACGTTGGTGAGGTATTAGTAGGACAGACATCAGGTGCACGTGCTGTTGTTAGAGACAGACGTCTATTGTCAGATAACATTGGTAACCTACAAGGTACATTGTTTATCCCATCACCTAAGAATGATTCAAACCCACGTTGGGCAACAGGTACTCGCTCAGTTAGATTTACAACATCTAATACTAACAGTAAGGCATCAGGTGACGTAGATTCTTCTGCAGATACCACATATCAGGCAACAGGTACATTGAGGGTTGTTAGAGAGAATATCCTAGCAATTAGAAACGCTGAGGTTGTTAGAGATACGGTTAATGACACAAGGACTGTTACAACTACTAGGACATCTACACGTCAGATTGGTTGGTATGACCCTCTTGCACAATCATTCCTTGTTGCAGAAGAAGGTGGTGTATTCTTAAGTAGTGTTGATATCTACTTCAAGACTAAGGATAGTAATATTCCTATCTCTATGCAGATAAGGACTATGGAAAATGGTTATCCAAGTAAAGAGATTCTACCTTTCTCTGACTGCACAGTTGATTCCGACCAGATTGAATTATCAGACAACGCAGCAATACCATCAAGATTTGTCTTTAGGTCTCCTGTATACATCAAGGCAGATACAGAATATTGTGTTGTGCTTCTATCTGACTCTAATGAATATCAAGTTTGGATATCCAGAATGGGTGACATTGATGTGTCAGGCACAAGGACTATATCTGAGCAACCATACTCAGGTGTGTTATTCAAATCACAAAACGCATCTACATGGACTGCTGACCAGTATGAAGATTTGAAGTTTACAATATACCGTGCAAGTTTCACACAACCTACTGGCACAGTTATTCTTAATAACGCTGAGTTAGGACGTGGTAATAGAGGTATTCATCAACTTATTGAAAACCCAATCCAAACAATCAAACCATCACAACAGTTATTAATGCCTGCGGGTAATAATTATAACT